GCCGCTAACTGTTTCTTCGACAAGGGGTTCCGATGCTTCTTCGGTGGGTTCGCTTACAGATTCTGCAAGTTCAGCCTTTCTAGTGAAGTAGGATTCCTTAATCGTGTTGACTTTATTTCTAAAGTCTTCTTCAGTTTCAAACTCAACACCCTCTGCGAGAGAAGCAAGCTTCTCTTTCTGTGTCTCTGCGAGACCAACAGCGCATTCGTTCACAATCTCCATTTTGACAAACTCGCCAATACGCTTATTCAAAGCGACATTAGCATCGATTTGCTCGTTGAGTTTAGCTTCCATATCATCAATCTCTTCAACCATGCCATCAAGCAGGTTGAACTTCTCCTCAGGAACACTAAAGTTGTGCTCAAGGAAAAGACCTTTGAGACCGTTGAAGAAAGACTCTGCCATCTCAGTCTTAATGCCGTGCTCGATCTGGAGAGCATTCTCCTTCATCCAGGACTCGGCGGCATAAGTGAGGTAATCGTCTACCTTCTCGGCCAATTCTGTTTGAATCTTTTCGACTTCTTCAGTCAAAGTAGATTCAAATGCTTCAGTCAACGCTTCAACCTCAGCATTAACCTTTGCGGTTACTGCTGCTTCAAAGATGGTTGCAGCTTTCAGACGGAACTCTTCTGAGAGTTCTTCACCAGCGACAAGAGCGTCAACATCCTCAGTAAAGTCGTACTTGGTTTCAGCGATTGTTTCTTCGCCATCTTCCTCTACGTCCTCCATTTTTGCGGATGCGTCACTTGGTTTGGTGCTAGGAACAGGTGCCTTGCTTACCTTACGGGCAGCAGATGCTCCTGCATTCTTAGTGCCTTTTGCACCTTCCATGGAATCCGAGGTGACATCAACTACCTTTTCTGCACCACCCTTAGAAGTATCGATCTTCTCGCCAGGCTTTGCATCTTTGGTAACTGCGTTGGAACCTTCGGTCACTTGCTCCATGTTATCTAACTCTTTATCGAGTGAGGTCTCAGCCATTTGTTTGAACTCCGTTATGCTTTAGCGTTGTCTGTATTTATTTATAAATCACAAACTCTTTAAAAATGCTGCAAACGCGGAGATTTTACGCTCCTGCAGATTGATAAGAGTTGCTTCATCGATTTCGGTTTTGAGTTGAGCAACAGCAGACTCTTTGAGAATGCCATTATCCCAAACCCATTCTTTTCCTTCCATAATACCGTCAACAAAAGCATCGGGAGCAGAAGGATCTGCTACAATATCAGCAGCAGTGGCAAGCATGAAGTCGTCTGCAACAACGTTGCAACCTTCCTTCTTAATCAAAGAACCCATACCTCTGGAAGATACGCCAAGTCTGACGCCTTCATCCAAAAGGTTCTTTGCAATGTTGCCCATTGGAGTGTCGAGAAGTTTTGCTCTGCCAATGAAGTTGTTTCCGTCTTCTTTGAGAGACATAATCTTATGGGACACTCTGTCCAGATTGATGGAAGGACCATCAGGATGACCTAATTCGCCAAGGGCACGCCCCTTTTGAATGTAGTTCTCATCGTATTTAGCAACTTCGCGCTGTAAAGTTGGTAACTTATACATGCGACCATTGCGATTCTGGAGTTCTGCCTGTAAGAAGATACCTTCGATGAAGTGATTCTTCTTGCCGTCTTTCTCCTCGCACAGAAAATCTACTTGAGTGATTTCTTCAGCTATCAGTTTCATTTTCTTCTTCTGGGGTTTCTTCGGGTTGTTCTTCGGCAGACGCCTCAGCAGCGGGAGGATCTTCAGGTTTACGACCATCAACCTCTACGGTTTCTGGTTCATCAGTCCCGTCAGGAAGAGAATCCGCAATTTCATCTGCGGTATCCTGAGCAGTATCATCTAATTCAAAACCCATACTTTTTGCAAATTCAAGTTTTCTTGCTTGAATTGCATCATATGAAGCAGCACCTAAAGCATCATTTACTGAATCGATTGCTGCTGCTTTATCAGCATTAAAAATTTGCTGAACAATTTGTTTTGCAATTTCACTAGGCATAATATGTTCCCACTGTAGTATTATTTAGTAGTTTAGATTTCTCCCCTGCGGGCATCACTGGGGTCAACTGCGGATTCTTGATTATTTGGTGCTACTTCTGCTGCTGGGGCTCCCCCACCTTCATCGCCAGCAGCCATAGCGGGATCCATTTCCGCTGCAGGATCAGCAATAACACCAGATTCCATCTCAGATTCAATTTGCTTGTCAATTTCTTTAATCTCCTGCTCAGTTTGCTTGAGAACTTGACGACGCATATATTCGACAGAGAAATACTTGCCGACATATGGGTCCATAACATTAACTTGATTCATACGCTCATTGCGGATTTCAATTTCCTTCAACTCAGTGAAGTAATTATCTGCAACGTAATCAAACTGAATATGAGTCTTCATCTCTTCCCATTCTTCCAGTGTAAGAACACCTTTCAGAATAAGTTGAGTCTTCAGAAGGTCCATGAAGAGTTCAGAAAAACGCTTGCGAAGACGTGCAATGAACTTTTGGAACTTAACCTCGTCACGAGTAATCTCAGCAGCACGACCAATATTGAAAGTCGTTTCTGTTTCTAAACGTGAACCAGGTACGTTGAGTGCTTTGTAGAGTTTCTTCTGGAAATACTTAACGTCTTCCAGTTCTCCAAGGTTCTGACCACCAGGAAGTGTGGAGATTTCTGTACCTCTACCGCCTTCACGACGAGGGAGCCAGAAGTCTTCCAGCATGGACATGAACTTCTTGTCATCCTTAATCTCACCAGTGTTCGCATCGTATACCAGTTTGTTACGATAGCGACCCATGACTTCACGGAGATATTGTTCCGCTTTATTCTTGGGAAGATTACCAACGTCAATGTAGAAGATACGACGCTCAGGTGCTCTACTCAAACGGTAGATAACCAGAGAATCTTCAATCATTCTTAGTTGGTTGACTGCCTTAATCGCCTTATGGAGGTGACTAAGAGTCATGTTCTTATTCAGGTCTTGAATACCCGAATGACAATATGTGATAGAATCGGTGGTAATTTTCATACCTTGATTCTGAGAGTTCTTCAAACCCTTAGGGTTGTAAAGAAAATACTCTGCTGCTTTTTGTGTTAGTTGAGTATTGAGATCCATACCGCGCAATTGCTCGGGACGTTTCTGTTCATACTCAGTTACTTTACGAATCTTGCGAGGGTCGATGTAGCGAAGTTCGGAAAGACCAGCACGAGGGTTTTTGGGATCGATTACTTTATGGTAGAAGAGTCTTCCATCGACATACCATCTACGGAAGATTTCATACGAACGATTTTCAAAATCGAGGAGACGAAGAACTTCGTCGAACTCCTCTCTCATAAGTTTTTTGATTTTATCCGACGCCTTCAGGTTGGAGAGTTCCAACTCAACAGGTACATCATCAAAGTTTCCACAAATAGTTTCGTTGACGATATCATCAACTGCACTATCACACTCAGGTTGTAGAACCATCTCTCTGTAACGAGTGATTAGTTCATAATCATTACGGATAGTTCCATCAAAATCGACAGAGTATCCATAGTATCCGCCACCCACTACAGGTTGCGAACCATCCATATTATCTTTTTGAACAAAAGAAGGTCCCTTGGGGACCTTCTTCGCTCTTTCAAGTGAAAATCCGAAGAGCTGAGACATTATATTTCTGCTAGGTTATTGGTCCTGGTCTATTTATGCTTGGACTGGGGTCCAGTATTGGGTTTGCAGTTCAACAGTAAACTCTTCAATAGCATCGTTGCTACCGAAATCAAGATCGATTGCAGCGATATTGCTGGGGAATACGTTGTAGAATCTGTAGGACTTGAGAATCTTGGGAGATTCGCCATCCTTAACATCGCGTGCTAACTGATGAACAGTCATGTCAGCGAAGTAACCTGTTGCATCATCAGCATCACCGAGACCAGCAGCAGAAGTAAAGTTCTCGTTATATGCTTGGATGCTGGATGCCCAGAGTTCAAATGCATTGCGAAGAACAAAATTGCTATCGTTTTGGATGGTAACAGTCCAAGGTTCAAAGGTTCTGTCACCTGCAATTTTCAGGACACGACCTCTGAAGGGTACTTCGATAACACCGATGTTAGAAGCGGGCAGGTTTGCTGCGCGGACAGTAAACTTACCAAGTTCAATCAGTGCAGAGTTGTTGATGATTCCTTGGGGGAAGTTAAGGTCTACTTGGAATAGATTAGGACGCGCAAAGTCGGATACGACATTTGCCTTAAAATCGTCAATAGTTCCTCTTTTTGCCATTGTTTTTTTCTCAGGTGTCTCCGTCCTTAATATTTAGCACAAACAATATTTTCAGACAAAAAAAGAGACCCCGTAGGGTCTCTTGATTATGTGTATGTTTATCAGGAAGCGACTTCGGTGAATGCAACACCAGTTCTGGTTGCAACGAATGTCAGGGTGATGTAGTTAATTGTACGGGTGGGTTTGACGAAGATTTCTGCATAGAACTCACCACGATCGACTGCTTCAGGAGGGTTGTTGTCGGTGTCGCACTTAACCAGGAAGTCAGTGACACCACGACGACCTTGAACATCGCGGAGATAAGGTTCAACAATGTTCAGGAACAATGCTCTCTGAGACTCATCGTTCTGCTCGAACAGTTGAGACTTAGCAGCACCACTGATGACACGCTCAATAGTAAGGAACAGACGGCGAACGTTGATTCTGTCGAATGCAGAAGCAAATCCAAGACCAGTCTTATCACCGTAGAGAACAACGCCTTGACCAGGGAAGGAAACAACAGGGTTAACGCGAGCAGCATAGAGACGGTCGCGCTGAGACTTGGTAGGTGTATATGCAAGTTTGACTGCATTTCTCAAGTTACCACGTTGGAAACCAGCGGGAGAGAACCAGGGTTCTGCAGTTTCAGTTGTCTGCAAGCAGAGACCAGCGATGTCACCATTGCAAGGAACATAACGATAAACATCATTATACTTATCGTAGATGTACTTGTAACCCGAATCAAATACGACGTAAGAAGAACTAGGCAGTTGATTGAAGAACGCGATAATGTTATCGGTAGCAGTGGTAGCATTACTTACACCAACAACATTTGCTCTGCGGGGAGATACAAACAACATGCAATCACGACGTTCTTCAACAATATTTGTCAAAGAAGTGATTTTTGCAAGTGCTGCAGAGTCATCTGCACCAGAAGGACCAGTAAGGATGTAGTCGATTACTTGAGACTCAGGATCTTCAGCCAATTCGTATGCTGTAATCAAATCCGTATTTGTAATGGTGAAGTTACCATTTGCTGCTGCATAGTCAGCACCCAGCTGGGCAGATGCAGCACCCAGTCTGTAATAATATGTAGAGTTGCCGTCTGTACCAACTGTGACACGATCTTCGGGGAAGTTCTTAGTGCCATCTGTGTTATAAAGAATATTGAACTGACGATTAGCAGACAGACCCCAGTTACCATCAGCAGCAGTTGCAGTTGCAGCTAATGTACCAGTTTCATGAGAACCCCAGTAGATATACTGAGAACGCTGCTTAATTACAGTTTTATAATAATTGGTTTCACCAATTGTCGTCTTAGCATCAGATGCCTTAGAAAGACCAATGAAACGCTCAAGGACTGCACCAGTTGTACCAGTGATTTTACCATCAACGTCAATGACCAGAACGTGCAGTTCGTCACGGTGACCACCAACATTAGAAGCAAAGTTGGAAGTACCAGGACGGGGAGCAACGTTGATCCAATTTAAACCAGGAAGATATTGACGATTTGTATACTCATCTTCAACAGAAGTAATATTGGTCTCTTTATCTGCTGCATCATCTAAGGTATCATCTGCGTCGAATTCAGCACTACCTTTATCTAAAACAACCATGAGTTTACGCTCAGGTGCTCCATTAATTGTTGCACCGTTGCTGCCCTGAGTAATATTTTGGTTATCTGCAAGAATACCAGTAATACCAGCAGTAGGAATACCGATTTCCAGTTTGTTGTTAGCAGGATCCCATGCAAGAACATCTACAGTTTGAGCCGCTTCACCGATAGTAATAGTGGTAGCAACACCAGGAGTGAAGGAACCAACAACCGCATCAACGGTCAGATGAACACTATATCTTAAAACCTTTCCAGTTGCACCTGTTCCGCCAGAGTCTGCAACTGCATCTTCACCATGGGTAAAGCGATAATCGTTACCATCTGCAGGAGCAGTAAGATTCAGGATTTGGTCAGCGCCAGCATCTGTTACGAAAATACCGATGGAGTTGCCAAGAGAACCAGGAGTTCTTGCTGCCCAAGTAAACGTTCCTGTCGTTGAAGTCTCGTGAGTTGCTTCATATGCATCAAGATTCTTAATCAGAAGAGAATTGCCCTTATCAACAGCGTTCTTAAGAGCAGTGTTAGAAACACGAACAGTTTTCAGTGTACCACCATAAGAAAGGAACTGCGCGGCAGTAAACCAATACTCATAGTTATTTTCAGTGGGCTTGCCAAAAATATTAGCAAGTTCTCTTTCGTTAGCAATTTCTACAATTTGCTCTACAGGACCGTCTGTAAATGGTGCTGCCAGCAGACCGACGTTAGCGGTCGATAGTGTTGTGATAGTCGTTAGGTCTCTTTCCTGAAAGACTACCCCTGGCGAGGATTGGTTGGCTGCCATGTTTAAATTCTCCTAGAGTGATTCCAACATCGGTTGTCTAGGATTATTTATATTTTTGAAACCTTACCTAAACTCCCACATGTATGACTTATCTCCGTATTCCGCGACTTGCCATACATCACCCTGAGCATCTGCAAAATATTCTTCACCTAAACCATCATCAACAAATCCAAATGGTGCCATGTCTTGTTCAATAGATTCTCTTTGATCGTCATAGATGCGCTGACGGACATCGTTATCATGCATCTCTTTAAAGTATGGTTGCATTGCCATCCAACCAAAGATAACAAGACACATAGCAAGGTCATCATTACATCCGTCTTCTGCGGCAAACGATTGACCCTTCACAATAAAAGTAGTTAGTTCTGCAATTGTATCGTAGTCTGGAATGAGAAGTTTATCTTCTTCGATAAGTGCTTTGAGGTTAGAACATCCAACTTGCTTGACAGCAGTAGACATCTTGACACCCAGTTGTGTTTTCTTACCAGAGAAACCTTGTCCTAACTGCTGCCCTGCACGTCCGCGCATTGCTGCCATCAATAAGTTCTCATACTCTAAATCAAACTGAATAATATCCGCAACCTGACCACCAATATCATTCACTTCGCACAAGATATAAGCGTTATTATAGTTCTTTGCAACGTCAATAATGATATTGGGGAATACGATAGGTTTAATCTCATTGTTCCTATAACGAGCAACAACCTTGTAAGGAAGGGTAGTTGTATCCATAACCATAAACGCAGAATAGTCATTGGATGTACCTCTTGCAACGTCTACAGTTATGATATAATTATGTTCTGGTTCGACTCTTTCATAAACCGCCAATCCCTTTGATTGTTTGATAGGATCGGTGTATGGCATAGTCCTCAACTTACTAGGACTAATCAGTGTGTCAACAGAACCAAGGAACTCGCATTCAAACTCAACTTTGAACTGCTGTTCTGAGGTGTTTTTGATTGTTTGTTCTTTCCAAGCAGCATCTCTACCAGGTACAGCAGACCAATGAACTTCTGTTGGAATATATTCGTTCTTCCCTTTCTCTGCATCGTGCCACAATTTGTAGAACATATTCATCCCGTGTGGCGTGGAGATGATGATTACTTTGGTAGATTTACCAGACGAGATAGTAGGATAAACAGAACTAAAGAACTGGTCAGCGATATGATTCGGAACGAACGCGAATTCGTC